TCTCCTGCATTTAAAGTGTCAAAATTAGATATATTAACAGCTTCACCTATAGATAAATCCCTAGGATTCTTTACATCGTTTATGCCTCTACTGAAATTATTTATATTAATAAACTGCTTAGGCATTAATCAAGTATCTCCACATGTACCAAGTCATCGAATCCATTATCTTTAACATCTCCGTCAGAGTCCCAGTCTCCACCCCAACGAACCTTAACATTAAGTTGCTTGGCTATTCCTCTAATCATTCCACCCATATAGTGAAACCCATCTCTATTCTTCCAGTCTATAGGATAAGGAGCTAGGTCTACAGCTTTACCTTCCATATGCTTAGAGTACTTAACTTTAGTAGCTCCTTTCTTTAACAACTCTTTCTGCCTTTCTTCTGTACGTAAACCTTCTATTATAGTAACATCCATAATCTTAATAAGCTCATTAAGAACATTAACCAGTTTAGTATCTACACCTTCTAATCTTTTTTTACTTGTCTTACCAAACCTAGGCATTATGCTCTCCTTACTTTCTTTGCAACTGATTTACTGTATTTAGCTTTTTGCTTTCCTTTTGCAGTAGCTCTTTTCTTAGCTCTGTTAGTACTTGCTTTTTGAGAAGGACTGAGGCTTTTTCTAACTGACTCAGGTAAGTAACGACCACGTTTCTTCTTAGGTTTTTTCTTATCACCTTTACTAACATAGTCCCACTTCTGCTTAGTCCATTTAGACAAAGAGTTAGTGCTTTTTTTCGCACCCTTATATCCACCACCTGCTTTCTTATATCTTGCAGTAGCTAGTTGAGCTTTACGTGCAGACCATTGTCCTTTTCTTCCACCTTTAGTACCAGACTTAACAGAAGAAACAATTCGTTTCCATAATGCTGGTTTTGTTTTTGTAGCTGACGCCATTATTTCTTTTTAGGCTTAGAGTGTTTCATTTGTACTTTAAACCCAGCAGTAAGACTAGCACCTTTATGGGGTTTAAACGCACCACTATGCTTCATTAACTTAAGACCCTTACCTGACTTCATCCAATGATAACCTGCAGGAGCTTTAACTTTTTTATTCATATTACCACTTCACCTTATCCGCCCAATAAGCAGCAGACATTTTACCCTTAGCTATATTCTTACCATGTCTTGCCTTGAACGACTTTCTTTTCATTTTCATTCTTCTGGATTCACCAGCTTTTGGTTTACCTGCTGTACTAGCACCCTTCTGACCAAACCTAATTGTTTTAATCTTAGACCCTTCCTTAGCCACAACAATATGACTTTTCTTAGGATGTCCCGGAGTACGCTTAGGCTTGTTAAATCCAGATACTCCAGCTCTTTTTAATCTAGGGTCTTTCTTGGCAGGCATACTATTTACCCTTCATTAATCCAATAACTAAGTCTTGGATAACTTCTACTAATTCTTTAAACATCTTACCTTCTTTTTCTTCCTTAACAAAAGGTATATTGATTTTATCGTTTAACATCTCAGCCATTCTATCAGAAAAATCATCTGATGCTATGTGACCTATTGCTTGCTCTTGTACTATTTCAGCTTGCTCTTCAGCCAACTTAACTAACATTGTTTTAATATCCATTATGATTCCTTTGTTTTTTTAATTTTATAATATAAATATATTATATTCATTATTCCAATTATAATACCTAATACGTATGGTAGTAAATCCATAAAGAGTAAAGCACCACTACCTACACTACCTACAGAAACTTTTAAACTATCCATTAATGTCTCCCATTGCCGTTCATTCGTGACATAATACCATCCATTCGTGATAGTTGTTTTTCTAAATCTGATACTGCCTCCATCATCTGCTCATATCTTCTATCTCTTACAGCGTCTGACTCATTCCATCTGCTAATTAATTTGATTATCATTCCTTCCATATTGTTAATACTTTCAGATTGACCCTTGTTCTCTACCTCTAATTCTTTCAAAGACTCTTGTTGAGACTCTGACTTCTTTGACAATGACATAACTAAATAAACAAGTAATGCTCCACATATACCTATCATTCCTGCTTCGCCATATATTGCCATCATGTCCATTACTTCCTCCGCTTTTTACCCCAACCCAAAGGATTGATATTTATTTCTTTTTCGTAAAACTTTACTTTTTCTGCCAACTCTTCTCGTTCAATCCTTTCTTCCACGATATGTTTATCAAGTAAATTCCCAATTCGTTTATCTGCATCAGCAAGACTATTTTCAAGTGTTCCCAATCTAGTCTCAATCCTATAGTAACCATACACGAGAGTGCCAACCAGAACAAGAATTTGTCCAAACCACTTGAGGTTAATACTGACAACAGCATTGTCATCCACAACACTACCTCTATAACTCCTAGCTGTTTTGACATCATCACTCATTTCCTCTTAACTATTTCCCAACTGTTATGTGTAAAGCACCACATATCTCTATCAAATCTTACGTTATCTGAATAAAAATGTGATGTAGAATCTTGGTCTACTACTTCAACAAATGTATACATTGGATTTTCCATATCTGCATCAATCCCCATAACCGTCCAACCGTTTGAACAACTACTTAACATAAGTGTAGTAAACATTAATATTATAACTCGTATCATAAACAACTTCAAAGTCTCCCGTTTTTAGTTTTTTAATTTTAAAATCTTTTTTATTTTTTCTTTTATCCATGACCATGCTCCAGTTTTCTTGTTTGCATTTCTGAATCTATTCTTTAACCTTTCGGTTCTCCTTATCCTCTGTAAGCTATGCATACTGCTGTTGAGTCTGTGTGATTTATTATACCATTAAAGTTTCCATATAGTATTTCACCGGGTATTAAATTAACAAACGAACTTATATTGTCTCCAATATTAGATGTTACTTTTATTTTTAAAAACTCAGTAGTACCACTAGAGTCCTTTCCTAGAGCTTGTATTGCAATCCAAGAACCAGTATCTGGGTTCACAACATTAGTATCGTGTTCAGCTATTACATCAAAGCCATTTTGACCTATTAATAGATTAGCCGCTTCTTTCTCTGTATACTTATATAAAGACATTTTAGCTTCCTACTTCTGTTATTACATGGTTTACTAGTTTATGCTTACCGATAATTACCCTACCATTACTAGTGGTATGTTTATCTTCACACTTACTAACATATAATTCTTCTATTGTTTCCCAACTATTACTTCTTCTTTCTACTTCGCCATCTATAGTTAAGAAGTATTTATATGATGAAGGGTATGTCAGGGTCTCAGTTGTACCATCTGGGTAACTCTTTGTACGAGTAGCACCGGGAGTAGTATTCCTGTATACCTTAATATCATGACCCTGAGCACACCTTCGAATCAACATTAAGCTACTTCTACCTCTTCAGGTTTAGCTAATGATTCTCTAAGCATATTAATGAACGCTTCCTTACCAACAGATAACTGGTCAGCCATAAACTGATTGCTGTTCTGTTTGTTCTGAATGTCGTTAATATGATTTACCATCATCTTTTGCTCATCAGTCATATCCTCAATAACGTATTCTTTGTCATCAAGATTCAGGACTGGCTTCTTTTCTTTTTTTGCCATGTTTGACTCCTTGTTAATTAATCTTTACTTGCTTCGTATGATGCTTTTACTGCATCTGTCCATAAAGCACCAGCTAGTGCCTTTAATTCATCAGACTCTGCACTTACATCTGCATCGCACATAAATGTTGTTCTATGGTACTTATATGAGATTTCTGCACCATCTTCCATTATTGCAATTCTTGTTCGTTTTTGAATTGTTTTAAACTCTCCACGAATTTCATAATCTTCTGTTGTTTCTTTTGTTAAAGCCATTTTATTGTTCCTTATTAATTATCCAATTAAGATGTAAAATATGTAAATGTAAATGTTAAGTTAAATGCAGTATCAAAATGAGAATCTGTCAATACAACATTACTATCATCATCATTTACTTCAAATATGGTAAAATATTGAGTTCCTTCATCAAGATATATTAAAAGTTTATTGCTATCAATATCAGCATCCCCATGCCCAGAAACAAATATATTAGATATTGAGACTCCAGCAGTATCTGTTAATTGAGCGACTGCAAAAGGAATAGAAACTCTAATTGTTCCTGAAGCACTATTATCTGAAGCTACTCTAATTTCACCAGTCATAGTTACTTGTCTACCTATCTTAGTGTAAGAAGTTCTATCATAAGAAGTATTCAACACATAATTGCCTGAACTTGAACCAGTTATAGATGGTGTGTATAGTCCTTCCTCGTAATCATCTAAAGTATTGGCATCTGAACTTGCTGATGTACCTTCTGCATCAAGAAA